AAGAGTTGTTACCCGTTTTATATAAATCACATATATCATGGAACTTAACAAATATCAATTTTCCGAGATATTTACTTAGCTCAGAACACTTTATGAATATTTTTTGACCTTTACATCTTATACAAGAGCACTCAATATACTTACAATTTATACATCTCTGACCAGTTTTATTAGTCTTCCTAAAGTTAAATTCTTCTTTTGCTCTTTCTTTATTGCCCAATTTCTTTTTCCAAACAACTTTCTAAAAATATAGCTTCATCAGTCATATACTGGGAAGAAAAATCTGCATCGGTAAGTTCATATTGGTTAGACTCCCACATTTTTAATCTACTTTTAAACCAGTCTGCTGTTTTCATCCTAGTATATTCGTCCATATCTGATTTTCTTTTACCACATCTCTTACAGACATAATAAAATATAGGGTTTACTTCTTCATTAACATTTATTTTCCCTATACAAACGTATGAATGATTACAATTTTTAATTTGAATTTCTTCAGTCTTTTTTCTTAAAAAATCAAAAAATCCCATATATTATTTAATTCTCTTCTTAATGTTCTTTATTCTTTTAGATAATTCCCCGTAAGCATACTTATCAAAATATTCATCATAAGAACTTATTCCATCTTCAAAAGTAAATATTTTATCATCTTCTGGAAATGCTGTAGTTGGAATCATATAATGAACTCCATATTCAGGTACGTGATACTCACATCTTGGATATGGTAAATCCCCTATATATGACATCTTTACGTGATGTCCTTCAGGCCAATCTACGCTTTTAAAAACTTTTACGTTATTATGTATAGCTTCTTTAAAAGTAAATATCTTATCCATATGTTATTTATTCCTCTGAATTATACTTATTAAGTGTCTTATTTTTTCAACCATGTTCTTAAATATTGATTTTTTATCAATAACTGTCTTAGTATTCACAAGAAGTTCTTGAGGATATATTCTTAATAAACTGGTCTCTGGGTTATAAGGGTACCGCTTAAAGGACGGCTCACCACTTATAGGTTTCTTTACTTTCAATTCTTAAATATTCCTATCTTATGTCTACCGCCTTATTATACCATATAATTTCTATTTTGTCAACTCTATTTTACAAAAAAAGTTATTAGTACAAAAAATACTTACTATTTGTAAACTTTTAATCTGTCTAACCTTGGTGTAATTGCTTCCTGAATATACTTAGCATATATTTCTTCAGGTTTAAAGCACCCTGCAATATAGCACAGTGCTCTGTATTTACCAAGATGAGAAAAAGAGGAGTACTGGTCTCTTTGACCACACATTCTCCTATAAGAGTATGCCCTTCTTCTTTCTATTAACTTAACAAAATCTTCTACAAATCCATTAGTGAATACTTCAGATTGATTAGGTAAGTCCCCTAATCTCATTAAATTATCTTTATTACTCATAACTTATCCTATAATAAAAGCCGATGGCAGAATTCGAATCTGCGACATTTCGCTTACAAGGCGAATGCTCTACCAACTGAGCTACATCGGCGTGCTGTATATATTTATCTTATTTTTTAAAGAGTAGCCCTACGGAGAATTGAACTCACGATTTACAGATTGAAAATCTGCTGTCCTCACCATTAGACGATAGGGCCACGTGTAATTAAAGTTTCCCCCAGGCAGGAGTCGAACCTGCGTCCTACCTAATAATGGGTAGTGTCCTATTCCTCTAGACGACCTGGGTACTTCTCTAATTACGATTTATAATAAAGGACTTACTGTTCTCATTACTCATAAGTCTATCATGAATACTCTTACTTTCACTGCAACTGTGCCTCTACTAATTATTTAATTTTCAATTTGTTCATATTAGCAGACATTCCATCTGCTTGCAGGGTTTGGGAGTCTCTGTGTTCTCCTCACATATCTATACTATCTGGTAGCCACCTGATTGATAATAATTTATAATGGCGGGCTATACAGGACTTGAACCTGCAACCTTTCCGCAGACAACGGATTGCTCTGACCAATTGAGCTAATAACCCATATTTATTATTTTGGTAGTCCCTATCCGATTTGAACGGATGACCTACTCGGTGTAAACGAGGTGTTCTACCCCTGAACTAAGGAACTACATAAGCAAATATCCAACCTTTTGCAGATTTCTGATTACCTTGTAAGCAGTTAACAATATTACTTCTTGATAAATTATGTTCTTTTGCAAAATACGTTTTACACTTACCTTCATATACACTACCATTTGGTGATATACCTATAAATTCTTTATTTTGTCTAATATTAGCATTCTGTTCGCTTCTAGTAGACCATTTACAGTTATTTTTACAATAATTTCCGTTAACTTTAATTCTATCTAGAGTAGTTTGATACTCCCCAAATTCTTTAACATGCTCAAGATAACTTTCTAACATGTCTTCTCTAAAAGTTATGTAATTTTTCCAGAAATCGCAAACTGATATACCTCGATTACCATAATTCTTATATGCTTTACATTTAGTATTATAGCATCTTCGGTTCATGTCGTGCCAGATTTTATAAAATCTGCTACCTTCTATACCTACTTTATTATTTCTATCTCTTAATTTATTAAAATAAGAACTAACACAACTTCTACAACAAAATTTTTGATTTTCTAAATCTTTTAATTTTGTTTTAGTTGTAGGTCTTATTAGTTTTCCACAATAAATACAATATTTAGGTGATTTATAATATTCTTCTATACCTGATTTTTTCATGATTCCTTCTTACTTGATAAAAATGGTGGAGATGGAGGGTTTTGAACCCTCGTCTGCAATTAACAAAAGCACTCGTCTACAAGTTTAGACTTATATTATATCATTAATAATGAGATAAGTCAACCCTAATATTAATGAGTGAAGAATTAATCTTTGTTATATAGCTATTCTTCAAATACTATATAAAGCAACTTGCGTGGTGGACTCAGTTACTCGGCAAGTTAGAGTAAAAGAGTGGATGACTATCTAAGTTAAATAAATTAACTAGGCAGCTAATGCATATTCAAATGCATTACGAGCATCAACTACATTGTTTGTAGCATTTCTTGGTTTGCTTGTTTTTACGTGGCACAGCACCACGACTTGCTGTCATTTCATATCGAGCATCATGTCAAAACCAGACACCCCCATGTATATTTAATTTTTAATGTGCAGTATATCCTAAAATGTAATATTTAGTTATATTTCTTATATGTTTGTATTATTTCTTCAATAATCTTATTGATATGTTCTGGATTTTTTTCTTTCATCCAACATTCTAATCCTAGTTTCATAGAAAGGTGGTCTAATTTTTCATAATCTTCTTTATTATACAATGTTCTTCCTTGTTGTTATCTAATATGGTGGGCCTCCCTGGGCTCGAACCAGGAACCAAGGACTTATGAGGTCCCTGCTCTACCATTGAGCTAAAGGCCCAAAAATAATAAAAAACGTAGACAGGGCTTGTACCTGTAATTCCTAACACCACTATAATATGTTAGCTTCATTTCGGGTACTCACTAGCACTTTCCCCTCTTGCGGTTGTGTATAAATTCCACCACTACGTTTCCCGTTTAAGAAGGAATCGAACCTACAATCTTAGAGCCCTCTGCCCTACGCTTTACCTGATTAAGCTATTAAACTAAAAATGGTGGGATAGGAAAGGTTCGAACTTTCGACTTCAGCATTAAAAGTGCCGTACTCTACCAACTGAGTTACTATCCCGTGTCCCCCTTCATTTCATTTCGGTGCAAGTAACGGGGAGCCCCGCAAGATTAATAAAGAGCTACTTTATTAGAGCTTGTATTATGTACAGAGTATCTCTCGTGTAGTTTTCCGTCTCATACCCTCTGTAATGGAGACGCTCACCCGCTGTCTTATCACTCACTACTGTTTAAGACATTATAATCATCCAATTCAACTGGTTAAGTAAGTTACCCAGTTCTTTAGCTAGATGATACCAAGTAAAAATTTTTGGAAGAACTGCGGAGTTGAACCGCCCTTTACTATCTCGTGGACAGTAAGTTTGCAAACTAAGTCTACAGCACCCGCTTCGTCACATACGTATCTAGAATATTTTCCGTGATATAGTAGAAGTTCCCCTAAACTTTAATTAATCTTTTTTCTTTTCTTCTTTAGCTTTAGGTGGAGACGCTTCTACAGCAGCTCTTTCTTCTTGCTCTTTTTTAATTATCAAGGGTTCAATAACTTGTAAATTAGCTAATGATGTATCTCTTAGTTTAATTTGCTCATATGCTAAAATCTTTAATTGCCCTGATGTTAAATTACTTAAATCCATTTTTTCTTAACCTTTCTCTTAACTATCTATTTTAATATCTTTCTTCCTATACGGAAGTCCAAATTTTTTAAACCACTTTCTTATTCCATTATCTGAAATTCCATATATTCTACCCATTTCACAGAATGAAACTTTGTTATACAATAATTCTTCTAAATTTTCTTTTGTCGGTATAGTTTTCACTTTACGTTCCATGCATTCTATATGACAATCTTTGCATAACCCTGTTTTACTTCTATTAGTAGAAGCATACGTTGGTTTACCACACTTAATACATACTCTTTGTGATGGTGAGCTATACACACCATGTTCATCTGCAATACGTATTCCAGTTTTATGAAATCTACTGTGGTCTGTATTTGTTTTAAATACAGATAAATTAGCAGCATCATTATTTCTCTTATTTCTATCTTCGTGGTGTACTACTTCACCTAGTTTAAGTTTCCTTCCAAGTGATTCTTCAATCACTAGTATATGTTCGTACATATACCCATTATTATGACTTCTGTCATTATCTGGTGAGTTTATAAAATTATATTCGTTACCCATTTTAATCTTCCTATACATACTTTACTAAGAGTAGGATTCGAACCTACGATTGTCGAGCTTATGAGACTCGTGTAATTGGCCACTCTACCATCTTAGTATGCCGAAGAGTTTTCTTTTACTGAAGTAAAAACCCCACTCTACAAAAGAACCGCCTAATTGCATAACTAGTTTATGCAACCTTCTACTTTCAGTTAAATAGCAAAATCATATTATTTATGAAACCTTGGCAGATTCCATATTGCAATATGGTAGCAGATTGTACCTTAAATTTTTATACTTGGTGGGTTCAACTTCATACACCTCGCAACTATAGTTTTATGTACAATATTATCTATAGATTTAAAGAAACTCATATAGAGTCTCCTGAGCTCCTCTTATCTAATTTGATAAGTGAGTGTTGTTGCAGTAGTAGATTTTGGGATTGCATTGTTATCCGCTGCTCTACCGCAGAAACTTTTAGATTAAACTAAATTTTTTACACCATTTTCTTATTCCGTTATCTGAGATTCCATATATTCTTCCCATCTCACAAAATGATGTTTTATTATCTATAAGTTTAGATAAATCTTCTTTTGTAGGTAATTTGTTTACCTTAGTCTTTTGACACGTACCAAATATTTCTATTTGACATTTTTTACAATATCGTCTTTTGTTTGTAGAGCATATTTCTCTTCCGCATTTTACACATACATTTAACATTGGAGATGTATAAGTGTTGTCAGACATCTTGACCATAATACCATTTTTATGATACCTAGTATGGTCTGAGTTTGTTCTAAAAACGATTAGATTATCTATCTCGTTGTTTTTTATGTTTCCATCTATGTGATGTACATGCTCCTCATCGAATAATTTTCTACCTACAATTTGCTCTGCTATTAAGCGGTGTTCGTAGATATATTTATTAGGTATTGTATTTCCGTCTTCTATAACATTTAAGTAGACATACTTTTCATTCATAATTAACCTTTCTATAAAATGGAGCGGGCAGTGGGATTCGAACCCACCTTGCTTGGGTGGAAACCAAGAGCACAACCCCTATACCATACCCGCGGGATGCCAGTGTATACCTAGACAGGACTTGAACCTGCTACCTGCCCCCATCATGGAGCTGCTCTTCCCTTAAGCTACTAAATACTCTTAACATAATAGTAATTGTCATTTAATCAGTATACTGTTGTCTAGACATGTTCTCTCGCCGTACTATCAAAGGCACTATCACCGCTGTTGTAATTGTGCAACAGGTTGCTGCACAACTTAAAATAATATAAGGTGTGATTCTTCCATCACTTAGCCTCTAGTAAGTCATCGCTCAACGGCTCACGGTAAACAGTAGACGGTGTTGATTATAACTAACCGTTATCTGCTGTAACTACTGTAACTCATTTTTAGTAGCAGAAAGTTTTCTAGTGGTTCCTACCCTTACATTATATAAAATATAATAAATATTAAATTGTAAATGTTCAAAATAAAATAGGGTGGTATGTACCCGTAGTAACACTCTTCAAACAACTTATATTAGTAAGTCGTACCACCTATATTTATATTATACCATGCTTTATTTCATTTGTCAACCCTACTTATATTTTATTAAATAGATAGAAGCTGTATGTGGTCGATACATACAGCTTCTAATAATGTCAACCATATTTTATCGTTTATTTATCTTTGTTTCCAAATATCTCTGAACCAAAAAATTCATTTATTGACTCAGCGAAGTCCTGTATTGCTTCATCTGATGGACTCGTTGTATATGTTGGATTTGTATGTGTAGTATCTTCAAGAGATTTTTTGTAGTATTTTTCCATCACATCATACACATCTTTTATAGTTTCTAACACATACTTATGTTCTTTGCCATCAGTCTTTACAATTAAAGGTGATTTATTATCACAATATAACCATTCGTACAAGACATAACTTATACCCACATCGGTATAGTGCTGATAAAATACAGCATCCATTAAAGTTTCGTCTAACTCGTAAAACGCATCAAAAAATTCAGGCTTAACAAGTATTTTATAGCATTCGTCTATTACTGCTTGTCTCTTTTGATATTTACTTATTATTTCTTCAAACTTTGAATATTCCATCTTATTCCTTAATTAAACAAACCTTTGAAAAAATTTGAAATTTTTTGTAAGAATGTTTCTGATACTACTGTTGAAGTTTCTGTTGAAGTTTCCGTTTCTTTATTAGCATAGTTTTCATAAAACTCATCTTGGTCTTTCTTCAATGCTTCTTCTGCACGTTTTGCTGCTCTACGAGCAGTGCTGATTGTAACTCCAAATTTCTTTGAAATTTCATCCCATGTTCTTTCGCCTAAACGTTCTACATAGATTTTTGTGTCTAAATCTGGTGTTGTGCTTTGTTTTCTACCCATTTTTCTTACCTTCCGTATATTGTTGTACTGCTTTTGCAAAATCTGAACTACTTTCTTTCGCAATTCTTATCTTGTTAAATTCTACATATTTATCTACTCTATCTTTAGCTATGTAGATAAAATCTACATCAGAATTTACTCTTGCTAGAATAGCTTTCATTGAACTTATTCTTTGTTCTGCACTTAAATCATCCACATTAAATGAGTCATTAATTAACATAAAACCTGCTTGAATAGCACTTAAAGCTAAGTTAATTAATGAAATACTATCCATCTGGTCATTATTTAATACTTTTTCATATTCATAAACCATCTTAGCAATTCTGTTAATCTGTCTGTAAGCTGCTTCACCTTGTTCTTTAGCTAATTCTTCTTGTTTTTGAATTTCTTTTTCATCCATTAGTTTTCTTTACTCCCAAATTTATCTTTTATCTCTTTTGCTGTTTCATCTGCTGCTGCAATTAGCATGTTTATACCTTTATTAGTTCTATCTATATCTAAATTTATTTGTTGTTCTTTAGCTAACTCTTTAAATATTGATAAAGTATATTCTAACTTCTCTTTCATTTTCTCTGTTGTATAAGACATTCTAAGGTCACATAAAATTGTAAACACTATTGTTTGTATACTTTCTTCTAATTCTTCATACAATATCTTATAATCATAATCTTGCAAATCTCTTAAATCATGTACATTAATTATGTGTTCGTCTTCCTCACATCTAAAGCACTCAACGGTGTATTCTTTAACTCCGTCAATAACTTCTACATATCCTATACTACACCCATCTTTAGGGCAAATCGCTTTCTTCTTCATATTTATATTATACCATGAATCTTTTTATTTGTCAACCCATGTTTCTAAAATATTTTTAACTTTTTTACAAAATAAACCTATATGATAACCATCAATTAATCCGTGATGTGCACTTATACTAATAGGTAACTTACCTCTTACAATACTCCCTGCAATAATAGCAGGAACATCACAAGTATCTCTATTAAAAGGTTGCTGAACTGCGGTAAACTTTGCTCCTGGAATTAGTGATACATATATTAAATCTTTTCTATTTCCACCCTTACAATAGAATGTATCTCTTTTAAATGCTTCTTTTAATGCTTGATTAATATTTTTAACTGTTATATCAAACCAATCGGTACAGTAACTTGCAGTTGCAAATTTAAAAGTATTAATTTCATTTTTAGTATGTACGGTAAAACCTAAATCTACTTTCTTATGCTCTACAATAGGATTACTCCAACAAAAACCAGGGAGAAGCCTATACCTAAAATTTTCTATTTCATTAGCTGCTTTTAATATAGCTGCAAGAATCTCTGCATTAGATGCATCAAATGCTTTTTTAAAACTAATCTCAGTAGTTATAGATACTACTGGGTTATCCATTTTATCAAAGTGTTTAAATATCTCGTATCTTTTATCTGCATTACTTTGCATATTTTGTACCACCAAGAGCCTTATATGCTTTCTTTACAAATTCTACAAAAGTATCTTTATCAGTAGCATCAAGAGCTTTATCTAAATGTTTTAAAGCTATTTCTGAATCTGCTTGTAGTTCTGCTTTTTCAAAATCTACACTATGTACAAATTCTTCATCTTTATTCGGAAAAAATAAATAACCTAAACAGTAACAAAAGAAGCCAATAGTATATAATCCCGCCAACACTAAAAATGTATAAGGTATTACTGGAAAAGATATATAAAGAATCAGAAATGAAAGAACAATAAATGCTACAGTTATTCCAATGAGTAATCTTAAAATATGCATTCCAAATTTTTTTAACTTTTCTAACATATTGTTGGTCCCCCATTATTAGGTGCAAGAGAATCTGGTCCAATCAATGTATCACCCTTTATTTCACATATAGGACCGTTAGGCATATACGGTAAATTCGGGAAATACGGTTGGGGCGTAGTTTTTTCTACAACAACATATTTATTCATTTCTAAAATCTGTATCTTACTAAGAACAATCAACATATCTGCTTCTAGACTACTTAACTTCTCAAATATTTTATTTAAATCTTCAAATATATTTTTATTTTCTAATTTATCTTTTTTCATAATAACCCTCTTTTTTTATTATACCATGAATCTTGGTATTTGTCAACCCTTAGCTCAATAATTTTAAAATTGTACTTTTTGATTTTAATCCGTTTAGTCTAGATACTTCTTCACCGTTCTTGAAGAGTACGAGTGTAGGTACACCCGTTATATTATACTCTTGTGCTATTTTGTGGAATTCACCACCGTCTATTTTAGCTATTACTACGGTATCATCTGATTCTTCTGCAATTTCATCTATAATTGGTGCCATCTTTTTACAAGGTCCACACCAAGATGAATAAAAGTCAATTAATACCTTTTCGTTATTTTCTAATACTTCTTTAATAGTTTCTTGTGTTAATTCTAATGTCATTTTTTAATCCTTATCTTATATAATCTAATTCTAGTATACCATGCTAAACTTTATTTGTCAACCCTATTACTTCCAGAATTCTATCAACCCTTTCAGAATCTTTACAATCTAAATAATCATAAGGTACATCATGACTATCTAACCAAGATTCTAAGGCAAGACCTACTGCATCTGATTCTTCTTCTGTTTGATAACGTCCTTTAGGGTTGTACTTCTTATTTCTTTTTAGTAGAAAATTATATATTTCAACTCCGTCTTCTTTAGCCATACTATAAAAATCTTCTACAATACTATAAAAATTATCATTACCATTAAAATATAAATTATAGAAAGCACCTAAAAATACAGGGCTATCAGAAATTATGTAATCTACTTTATTAAATAGTCTTGATTGTTGATGAATCTCTTTACCTGTAATATAATATTGAGAGTACTTAGTAATTTTAGTACCTTCCCATGCCCATTTCTTAACCCATTCTTGGCATAATTCTGCATCTAAACTCATGTACTTCATACTTGCAAATAAATCTGCAGAGGTTGTTGATTTACCTGCTGAAGGTTGTCCAAATAAATTTATTAATATTGTCATTATACTTCTCCCTCTATTTCCTCAATGATTTCTTGTTTTTCTATTATAGCTTTCTTCAAACTACGTATCTTCTTTTCATAATCTTTTATTTCTTCTCTATATCGTTTAGGTAGTTCTGTATCTGCTAGTACCCATTGACATTCCCATACAAATCTTTTATAAATATCTATCTCTTCTGATAAATATTCTTTTTCAGAGTATTCTTTTTCGTTCTTTAAATCTTCTTCTAATTTTTTAATATGCTCTTGTGAACTATTTAATAAGTTATTTATTTTGTCAGTATCAAAATTATGGTGCAAAAAGAATTTTAGTGCCTCAATTCTTCTACCAAACATAGCATTATCATAACATGTAGAATAGTGCTCTATATAATCACTTTTATCTATTCTACTATCATAATCTTTTATTCTTTCTTCTACTTCAATTCTATGTCTCATTATAATCCTTAATAATTTGTAACATACAAAGCTAACCCTGCTTCTTGTGCTAATTTTATAGAATGTGCTGTCCCTTTAGAAACCCCATCCCAAAAAGCAAAAACTACATTAGCATATTCTATAATTTGCTTATTTCTTTGATACCCTGCTTTCTTCCCTTGACCTTCCCAATCAGCTTCAAAAACCATTAAACCAAAGCCATACTTCTTAGCTAATTTATCTGCTAAAGAATCTGCACCTTTAGCACCTCCAGATACTATGGTAATCTTATCTACGGATTCTATACTTGCAATATAATCACAAATAACATTGTCCATAAGAGCAAAATCACTAAAATCTCTACCACCAACTATTGCTATATTAATTTTTGTCATTCTTTAAACCTTTTTTTAATAATTTAATTAATCTTGGTAAATCTTCAGTTTTTAATATAGTATCTCCCCATGGATAGTTTATTGAATTAGGGTTTACTACGTATCTTAATGCTAACCATAGTCTTTTAAAGATACTCATATGTGGGTAAAACTGAGAATCTACTGAAACCATATTATCTTCATCTAGAACAAACCTAAGAGTATGTTCTGGTGAGAAACATTCACAGTTAAAATATTCTACTATCATAATTCCCATACCTCCACATTAAATTCTTCTAATTGTTCATTTATTATTTCTTCTACTATATTCCAATCACCATTTGCTAATCCACAACCTATTTTAGGCATTGCAATATCCTTGTCTAGCATAAACATTACTTTTACATAACTCATACATATTCTTATAGCAGCGTAATCTACATATGTTATATTTTTGTCTCTACCATAGTATTCTTGTGTAATTGCATTAAGTATAATTCTTTTATCATGTGTAGGTGCTACAATAACATCACCTAATCTTAATCCATGTTCTAAGTAATGATTCCTATAAGTTAAATATGCTACGGGGTATTGTTCTTTTATTTGCAAAGCAATACCACTACCCATTACACCTTGAGCGTTACAACCGTGCATTATTAGCTTACATTCAGTGTCAAATACATTTCCTTTTTTATATATTATAGTCATTAGTAATCCTCTGGTCTCATTCTTGGTACTACTGAATCAATGTACCCATTATCTTCTGTAAATATAGGGATATTTTTTGTTTGAAATCCGTAGTCTCCTTTAGTAATCATTCTACCCATTTTAAGACCTGAATCTAGCTTACTAGAATCATAACCTGCTTCTGTAATCATCTCATATAAATCTTTTTGATTTTTACCTTGTAATTGATTATGTGAAAACATTGATTGTGCTATCATCTGTAACGAATTTCTCATTGCATCTTTCTGTCTCCAAATAAAATAATTTTCTACTTCTACTTTATCTGCAATGCTAAATACTCTAGCATCAAACATAGCTAACTTAGTGATTCTTTCATCTAAACCATCAAATTTTTTAACCTCGTCATTAAAAAATGCTGTAGCCATAGATGCTGATACAGAAGCAATCTTTTGAATGTTTCCATCAAACCAAGCATCAGTTGTATCTTTATCAAAATCTGTTAGTAAGATTGAAATCTCATCTGATTGTACATAAGCACATTTAGCACCCATAATCTCCTGACACATTCTTATAGTTGTTGCATTCATCGCAAAGGTTAATTGTAAATCAAAGGGTCTTTCACATTTCTTTGTTAAACTATGAAATGCTTTACCATCTACCCTAATGATTGTGTATGCTCTACGAGGAAGATAGTATCGTGTTCTATTCTCATAGTTGAGCTTAATTCTCGTGCCCAAATCATCTCTCATTTTTATTACCCCCCACATAGGCCCACTCATAACCACCTGTAGTTTTCCTGTTTCCTTTACAAACACTACATATATGACTTTTATTTATTCCATAAAATGCTGCTGCCTCAACAGCACTATTAAATATTTTTCCAGTTGTCACATTAATCACCTTTTTTCCTATCTTATCTTTCGTTTCTTTTGATAATTTCTTACCTTTATGAACTCTGCTTACTTTTTCCTTAAACTCTTCACTACGCTTACACCCAAGAGCGTGTTTATTACCTTTACTTGACTCACTCATCTTTCGTTTAGTTTCTTCTGACATATTTTTTGCAGTTATACTCATCTTTCTTTTAGTTTCTTCTGAAAGTTCCATCCCTTTATTAGACGGCGGTAGTGTCCCTAATTTTTTATGAGTCTTACTTATTTTTTGTTTTGTTTGTTCAGAATGCTTCCTTCCTAATTTTATTTTTCTAATTTTATTTCTAAATTCTAAAGTTCGCATAACTCCAAGTGAACTTCCTGCTTCAAGACACATGTTATAACCTACTAACCTATTACACGCATTTAACTTATCTATCCAATACTGTTCCCTTTCCAATAACTCTTTCTTTAATATATCTTTATTTTCGTTATGTTCTACATATTCTATTATTTCCCAAATAAAATTCTCTTTGCCATATTTATTGTAAGCATTTTGTAAATGTTTATTATCATGCTTATTTTGTTTTAGTCTATAGAAATGTAAGTATCTTCTACTTTTTAAATTCACGCTACTTCCAACATAAACTTTGTCATTAATTAAACTTACTATCTTATAAATTCCAATTTTCGTCATTTTATTATACTCCTGTATTATACTAGCTAATATAAAATATAATATTTGGTCTATTTTCTATCCTCATAGTTATGCTTCATTCTATCGCCTAAATTATCTTTCATTATTAATTTTCCTCTTCTTTATATCCTACTAAGCATATTTCTTCTTCTAATTTATATTCTCTAAGTTTAAACGAGCTTGGATGACACGGAGAACTATACATGGCTGAAAAGTTATACTCCCACCATAAAAGATTTTCCTTATCGTAAATCCACTTACGTATCATAGAACTTCCAGTATTAAATACTTGTCCTTCCCATTCATCGGAGTTCTGGTCGTTCACAAAACTCTTTACTTTTGAAATAGCTTTCTCTTTACTTAGTGTCCTATATACTACAGTTTTACCTTTACCATTAGCAGGGTACTCTGTTATTTCAAAATAAGTGTTATTCATTTTATTTTCTCCTTTTATAAAGCCTCTTAAAACGCTTTCATTTGTAATGGTCTATATTCTCAAAATTAAGTTCATTAATTTTTGGCCACAAAGTACCATAATCCGATAACCAAAACTTCTCTAGAATTGTAGAATAAACTAGCATATTAGGTACACCTGATTTAAATATTCTATCATCTTCATTATTTAAAATCTTACTTAAAGCTGCTGCACAAGCTACGCTTCTACAAACTCCTGCGAAGCAATGTACTACTATTAAATCTACTTTATCAATATTCTTTTCTACAAAGTTTAGTATATTCCTAGCGTGGTCCTCTGAAAAGAATATATAATTATTCTTCTCTTCTCTGTTATCTAGTATTTCTCTATGTCTGTCACTTAAGTCATCAAAGCATACTTTAAGTAATTCAACTCTATTTTCATTATCTGGAATTTCTGCAGGTGTTGAATCTCCTCCTGTAGTCCCATATATAGATATGAGAATATGAGGTTCAGTTATTTTTTCTTGAACCCAATCTGCTTCTGCTTCTTTTCTTGATAATACTTTAAAATTAATTTTCTTCATTTTTACACCTATATTGTGAATCTATCTTTATTTCATCTAATGCTAAATTTCTTACTAATCTATCTACTTCTTTATCACCTAGTTGTTTAAATTCTTTCTCTTCTTTTTCTTTACGACTTTTTACACCTTTTAAATACTGTTTAAAAATATCTGGTTGTTTTTTCTTAATATTTTTTAACTCAAACTCAATATCATTATTCCAACCTTTATAGTTATCTGCGTTGTCCATCATGCGTTCTACATCACGTTCTACTCGTTCTTTTGCTTCTTCTAAATAGAAGTTAATTAATTCTTCTTTAGTTGCATCATACCCTACAGTACAATCTACACAAGATGAATATATACAATAATTTCCGTTATTTTGCTTTATTAATATATGCCCCATTATTTTCCTCCTGTATTATTACAACAAACAGTATATCCTACTGTTCCACCACCTTCGTCACAGACTTCTATCAGCGAACAAAAGTTATCATCTTCTAAAAATCTGTTCCATATTTCTTCATTTGCTGTTATTTCACCTGTAGTGGGCCACCGACATCCACCACCACAAAACGGGCAAACTGTTTCATCATAATCTACATATATCATTTACTTTTCCTCTGGAACCCTAGGGATTCTATTGCACTTCTATATTTTCTCATACGATTTTCCATTTTCTGACCCTGCTTCTTAGCATAATAAATAATATCAAGAACTTCATTAATCTCATCATTAGTAAATGATTTCTTATTTCTTATTCTTCTCAACCTATCTATCATAGCATTATGATTTTTACAAAGTGTATTTTCGAATTTATTCGTCACAGTTACTATAATCCCATTCAATTTCTTTTAACGCTTTTAATAAATCTTTACTGTCTTCTACCATATCATCAAACGATTCTGGGTAATAGCAGTGCTCTCTAGTTAAGGTGTGGGAAGTATCTACCCATTCAGACCAATCGCCTTTTTCATGAATCCAACATCTACCAGTTTGCTTTATATATAATGTTAAATAGAAAAAAGTAGCTTCTTCTAAAGTAGAACCCCATATTTTAAATTTTGTGTTGTAACAATCGTCTACAAAATCGTGATAACCATTACCTATCTCGTAACAATTTTTCGAAATCCACAATATATGATTTGAATCCTGTATTGCTTTAATTATCTTGAATTGATTTGAAAGTAATTTAAAATTAGGGTATACCTTTTTAGAATTAACTACTTTTGGTTCTATTTCTAATAATTTATGTAATCTAGTTTTTCCCACAGAGTTATTCTCCTACTAATACATAAATATTATACCATGCTTTTTATGTTTTGTCAACCTCTAAGTTTGCATAGTATGTTAGAGCTTTTTCTGCTGCTTGCTGTTTAGTAATACCTGTTTTTTCACTGTACTCTGTTAATAGAGCATCTACTTCAGGTGTTAGTTGGACAATCCATACTCCTGCATCTCTTTTTATTCTTTTTAGTTGTCTATGAGTTTTCTTCCACGTTTTTTTCTTATTATTCTTTTTCATTATACTCTGCCTGTGCTTCCAAATCCGCCAGCACCCCTATCTGTTTCTTGTAGTTCTTCTACTTCAATAAAATTAAAGTGTACTATTTCTCTTGGTACTATTTGAACTAAACGATTAGGTAATTTTAAATCAGGTGCGTTTTTATCTATCTTTATTAATGGTACTTTTATAGCCCCCAAATAAGTTCTATCTATAATACCGACACTATTGCCTAAAATATACCCACTTTTTATAATTGAGCTACGTGGAACCAAATCGTAATAATAACCAAACGGAGGAGTTACTTTTATTCCTGTATCATATAATTCTACTTCTCCAATTCTTTTTTCAAGCGATAAAAGAGTCAAGTCATATCCTGAATCACTTACACGTTCTTTAAATGGAAAAACTGCATCTTCCCTAGTTTTTGCAAAATATGAATTACCTTTATTAGTATAAGAATATTTCCCATTTAGTTTCGGTTCCCATAAGCATATATCCATATACAACTCATACTTTCTTAGCATCTTATATTTACACTTATCATATAACTTTCCTAAAAAATCTAAAGCATTTACCCCATAATAGTTTATACTCCCTTTATTTATTTTATAAGGGATTCCTACTTTCTCGCCAATAAATAATAAAAATTCCTCAGATATACTTGCTATGCTACATTCTGGAGCTCTACTTTTTTTTATATTTCCATCCCCCTCAAATAAACCTCTTAAGAAATGAAAGAATAAACTATCTTCTAAATCTACGCCAGTTAATTTATCTGCTTTTTTACCATAATTTTCTAATTTCAATAAGTTTAAAGCATCCTGCATTATTTCTTTAGAACTAATTGTATATGACTTTATTCTATCATTTTTATCGACTATAGGTATTTTTGTGCAAAATTCTTTCTGTATTGTTTTTAATATATCAATATCTCTCTTATCTATTGCAATAGTTATAGTATTCTTACCAATACATCCATCGCTCGCAAGCCAACCTAATAGCCACGACTTAAATTCGGTATCTATAACTTTAAACATACTTTCATCAAATATATATATTTTATTACCATTATTTACACCTGTATTATTATTAGACCTGTACTCTCCAGAGCATTTGCGTGTGCAAAAATTAGTTTTAGTAATATGGGACGGTTTTTTATGCATAGGTTTACCACAATTAGAGCAAAAACAATTTGGTGGCTTACTATTGTTTTTGCCCATGCATTCTACAGAGCACGTAAATTTCTTAGTTTTTGATTTGGAATATCTAGTGTGTGTAATTTCTATTTCTTTACCACATACAACACATGTTTCTTTTAATGTTTTCAAATTATCTACCTTTCATTATTATCTTCTTAACTATAATCTACATTACATAATCTATGAACTTGTTTTACGTAGTCTATAGACTTTTCTGGTGTCTTCAATCTCTTTAGTACTTTATGTAGTGAAATATTACCTTCACTTTGTTTCTTAAATTTTTCTAGTACATCAGCAATATCTGTAAAACTCATAGTGTTATGTTTTTTACCAATTTTCTTAAACGCACCATCTATATAAACTTCATTTGTATTTTTACAAGGTACTACTTTTCTTGTATAATCTTTAGTTTTTGAATCAATCTCATAGTAACATAGTTCTCTATTTTCATTATAGTCTTGAACATCTATCCTAGTTAAACTACCCATTCTAATAAGTATTGAATTACCCACAAATTCCTCTTCATAAGGTTTATGGTCATGACCTAGTATTACCATATAGTAATTTAGTTTTTTAATATCTTCTTTTGTTAAACTTTCTTTTGGAGCTAAGTCCATTTCATAGTAGTTATGCCCTATTAATATTTTATTATTATCTGTATCTACAGGTATACTTTCCGTATCTTTCATTACTAAAGATACTTCAAACTCTACTCCGTCTATCTCAAATCCAGACATCCTTAAATCTATTGCGTCTGTATAGTATAAACTACCTAAAGTAGTCCTGTCTAACATAGTATAGTTACCATGAAAAGTGTCGTGATTTCCAGGTACTATAATAAACTTATTTTTATGCTTACTAAAAAAATTATAGCATTTATTAAACAAATAAGTAGAATTACTACAAATATGAAATAAATCACCTGCTACAATAACTTTATCTGAATTATTTGCAATATAATCTAATTTACTTAGAGCAGCTTCTAAATAGTTATCTTTCCTGCAACGCATATTACGTTCACAAATATGTACATCAGTGCACACCGCTATTTTAGACATTATTAACCTCTTTTAAATATTTCCACATGTAACCTCCCGCTGTTTTTCTTTTACCTTTACAAACTAACGAAATATTCCCATTATTCTTTATTTTACATTTAATACCTGCCTCTTTAACACTTCTAAATACTTCTCCAGTTGTTATATTTATTACAGGGATATTTAATTTTTCTTTTATTAATTCTTTCATTTCTTCTGTTATGACCTTACCTTTATGTAATTTACTCATTCGCTCCTTAAATAAATTTATCTCATTTAATGTACGCTTTCTTTTTTTCTGTGCTAGACTCATATTATTCCTAGCTTCATCTGTGGGGGAGTACCCTTTATGAGCCTCACTTAATTTTTTCTTTTGTTCTTCTGTACGTTTACTCCCTCTGGTATACTTACCGTTCTTATTACCTTTATTGGCAATACTTATTTTTTTCTTGGTTTCTTCAGAATGTTTAAAATTTCGTTCTTTTAAAGAATTACTAAGATTACTTCTTGCTACATCTTTTTCTTCTTGGGTTCTATTTTTTAAAGTTTCTTTTCTTCTTTTAAGAGTCTCTTGAGAAAGTTTTTTACCTTTATTGGCAAGACTAATCTTGTACTTAGCTGATTCAGATAATCGTCTTCCTAAATTGCTTCCTGCTTTTTCACATATATTATACCCTAAATTTCTATCACAAACATTTAATACATCTATCCAATATTGTTCTCTTTCTAGTATCTTACCCTTATCAAGTTCTTTATCCCCTGTTACTTCAATATACTCAATTACTTCCCATTTAAAATTTTCTTTTTTATATTTATTATAAGAATTTTGTAAATGATTGTTCTCATGCTTTCCCAATTCTAGTCTTCTAAAGTGGTCATATTTTCTACTTTTTAAATTTATACTGCTTCCCACATAAATTTTTTCGTTTATTAAATTAACTATTTTGTAAATCCCTGCTGTCTTTTTCATATTCTATCCCCTTTATTTAAAATATAATAAATAAAGTCGATTTTATATTATGTTATATGTATATCTGTACATACAGCTATCTTCATTTATAAATTTATCCTTTTTATTTTTTTAACTAATTCCTTAAGAGGTTTTTTATTAGACGCTGATAACATCATCTCTATTTCAATTAACCTAATCATTATGAAAGCCTCTTTATTTGTCTTCTTTGGATTTATTTTATCAAGTAAAATATCATCAATTAAAAAATAAACATAATATAACCATTCTACTTCATATCTTTCTAATTTTAAATTAGAATACACAGAATTTATTGCCCCTAAAAGTTTAGATGTTTCTTCTTTAATCCCCAGAAATTTTTTTCTTGTCTCTTGTGTTAATTCCATCTTCAGTACTTTCTTCTCTGTCTTCGTTGTTCCATAGATATTCTACTTCAGTTGTATAATCTAGTATAAGAATTCTATCTATAGCCCCTGTTATTATATTTCTAAGTGTTTTCCTATTAGTTATCTTTTTATTATAAGTAATGTAATAAAAACTAATAGTTTTAGTTAAGTTTTTAGTTATTTTGTAATTCTCTATTAGAAAGAGTATTTCCTCTATCGTAAATTTTAGAATACGGGGGTTATTTAACTTGTTTTTAATAATGCTCTCCCTACTATTAACTCTCCCTTTATTACTCTCAGATATTTTTCTACGGTGCTCATCAGAAATAATTTTACCTTTATTACCTTCACTTATTTGTTTCTTTTGTTTTTCTGAAATTGGTTTGTATCCCTTTAATTTCCTACCTACGTGCATTTTTTCTACACTCTCTCTTGATATTATTTTACCTTTATTAAATTCACTTATTTTTCTTTTTGTTTCTTCCGATAGTTTCTTCCCTTTAGCACCTTCAGACATTCTTTTTCTACCTTCTTTGGAGATAATTCTACCTTTGTTAGCACAGCCTATTTTATTTTTAGTCTCTTTTGTGTGCCATTCTTCCCCATTACTCTTTCTTGTTTCTACTTGTTTTTTAATTGATTCTAAAGTTCTTGTAGTACCCAGAGGACTTCCTGCCTTAGGTAAAATATTGTAGCCGTAGATATTGTTAAAAGACATGTAAGCATCAATATGTAACTGCTCTGCTCGAAGTAATTTTTTCTTGAGTATTAGTCTATTATTTTCTCTTATGTATTCTATTATTTCAAATTTAAAATTTTCTTCTCCATACTTATTGTAGGAACTTTGCAAGTGTTTATTACCGTGTTTATTATCTAATAAATCTTTAAAATGTTTGTACTTCCTACTTTTTAAATTTACCGAACTCCCAACATACATTTTATTATTTACTAAATTAATTATTCTATATATTCCTGATTTTGCCATTTAACTATCTCCTTTAGTTTAAAATATAATAAATGGTCGATTTTTTATTAATTTCTTTCTAGTAACTGTACGTGACCATCATTAATTAAGTACGTTTTATTGGCATACTCCATAAATCTTTCATCGTGTGTTATAATAATAATCGAAAAGTCTTTTTCATCACACATTTGTTTCATAAATTCAAAAAATCTAGGGACGTAATGTGCAGATAATGCAGAGTATTTTTCATCTAAAAATAGTATTTTACTATCTTTATTTAATAAATAATACATCTTTAAAACAAAAGAAATAATGGTTCTTACCCCTTGACCTACTCCATCTTTCAAGTCTACTTCAAAATCTTCGTCCAAGTCTAAGAGGGTAATATCAAGAGTTTTACCTCCCCTTTTATCCTCAAGAATCATATTTACCATATAGTTTTTATCGAACATAATATATTGTAAAGCAGTATTTAAAGTTTCCTTTAACGCTCCAATACTTTCTTCGTACATAATATCTATAGCTTTTACATAAAATG